CGTCAATATATGGTATAAAGGGAACACAAATATTTAAGGGAGGAAAAAAATAATGGATAAAAAGAAAAAAGGTAAATACCCTACAAAAGGTATGAATGCTTTAGCATCAGAAAGACCTGACGTAGCTGAAAAAATAATGGGCTACAAAGATGGTGGTATGACTAAAGATAAGAGATCACCTTTTATGGGTGGTGGTATAGCTTACGCTGGTGGCGGAAGAGCTATGAAAAGAAAAGGTGGTAAAGTATAATGCCAGGAAAAGAAATTAAAGGTAGAAGTAAAATTGCAAAATACAAAGCAGGTGGCAGAGTTAAAAGAGCTGGCGGTGGTCCGGGTCTTTATGCAAACATAGCAGCCAAGAAAAAAAGAATCGCTGCTGGTTCAGGTGAGAAAATGAGAAAAGCTGGATCTAAAGGTGCACCAACTGCAGCAAACTTTGCAAGAGCAAAGCAAACGGCGAGATCATAATGGCAAAACTTTGTGCAAAAGGAAAAGCAGCAGCGAAACGTAAATTTAAAGTTTACCCTTCAGCGTATGCTAACATGTATGCATCAGGAGTTTGTTCTGGAAAAATTACACCAGGTGGCAAAAAAGGTAGTCGTAAAAAAGCTGCTATGGGTGGATTGATGGGTGCAGGTTTAGCGAGAAGAAAAAGATTAGGCTGTGCGTAATGGCTGAAAAAGGTTTAAGAGCATGGGTAAAGGAAAACTGGGTCGATATTGCGAACAAGCGAAAAGATGGCTCATACCCGAAGTGTGGAAGAAGTGGTGGAGAAAAAAGAAAAAAATATCCAAAATGCGTGCCCATTGCAAAAGCAAGAGCGATGTCCAAAGGGCAGCGTGCGGGTGCCGTAAGAAGAAAACAAGCAAAAGCCAATACAGGCCCTACACCTAGTAGAGCTGCAACATTTGCAAAAAGAAAAAAAGCAGCAGATGGTGGATACACAGGAACTTTTATAAAATTAGATGTAGATGGAAAAACATTTGGTAATCCAAGTTATAAAAAATATTACAAAGGTATGATCTAATGAGAAAAAAAGAAAACCCTATTAGAAAAACTACTACAGGTAAAGGTGCAAACTATAGACCAACAAAATCTGGAGCTGGAATGACAGCAAAAGGTGTAAGAGCTTACAGGGCAGCAAACCCTGGAAGTAAATTAAAAACAGCCGTGACTGGAAAAGTGAAGCCAGGATCAAAAGCTGCTAATCGTAGAAAATCATACTGCGCTAGATCACTAGGACAATTAAAAAGGTCATCAGCAAAAACTCGTAACGATCCTAACTCACGAATAAGACAAGCACGGAGAAGATGGAAATGTTAAATGAGAACAGCAATAATAGATGCTCTTGAAGCTAGATACGAAGCACAAGTAGCAGAAGCACACGCAACAATAAAAATCTATTTAGAAAATCCTGTTGGTATTGGAGAACATCCACAACACATTGACGAAGTAGATAAGCAGTTACAAAAAATCGCTGAAGCAGATGAGAAGTTAAAAGCTTTACAAGATTTTAGATTAGAAAGGACAGAAATGTAATGGAAGATGGATTAACCATAGTATCAAAAATGCAAAAACTAATGAGAGACAACTTACAAAAAGTTGGCGACATTCTAATAAGTGGTGGTGTTGACAATATGGAAAAATATCAGTATATGTTAGGACAAGCAAGAACATACCAACTAATGTTACAGGAAATCTCTAACCTGCTAGACAATAAGGAGCAAAAAGATGAGCAAGGAACCGTTATCGACCTCAACAGAAGAGGTCCCAAAACTTAAGACAGCTTTATTAGATAAAATACAAGCTGAAAAAAAACCAGAAAAAGATTTATCAAAAACTGAAGATAGTAAGTTGCCAGAACCGACAGGCTGGAGACTTTTAGTTTTACCTTTTAAAATGAGAGAGAAAACTAAAGGTGGCTTATATTTAGGACAAGAAACTTTAGAACGACAACAAGTTGGATCTAATTGTGGAATGGTTTTAAAAATGGGCCCGCATTGTTATGATAAAGAAAGATATCCAGAAGGACCTTGGTGTAAAAAAGGTGACTGGGTTATCTTTGCAAGATATGCTGGATCAAGAATACAGATAGATGGTGGGGAAGTTAGACTGCTAAATGACGATGAGATTTTAGCAACCATTGAAAACCCTGAAGATATATTTCATCAATATTAAAACATAGAAGGAGTAAACTATGCCAGAAGAAGAAAAGAAAAATGAACCCATGGTTGATATAGATACTTCCGGACCGGAAGTTGAAGTCAATCTTGAAGAAGAAACAAAACAAGAAGAACCAAAGGAAACGTTAAAAGTTGAAGAGACAGAACCGAAACAAGAAATAGAAGTTAAAGAAGAAACAGAAGTTAAAGAAGAAACAGAAGAGAAGAAAAAAGAATTAGAAGAATATAGTGATGGAGTGCAAAAAAGAATTGCAAAGCTAACTAAAAAATGGCGTGAAGCAGAACGTCAAAAAGAGGCTGCTGTAGAGTGGGCTCAAAAAGTTAAAGCTGAACAAGAGAGTTTGCAGTCTAGATTAAAAACTATAGAACCTAACTATGTAAATGCAATGGAAGGCAGAGTAATATCTGGCTTACAAGCTGCTCAAGCACAATTAATAAAAGCAAGAGAAGCAGGCGATGTAGGTGCTGAAGTTGAAGCACAGAAAATGATTGCAAGACTAGGTGTAGAAGAAGCAAGAGTTGCTAATTTAAAAAAGAAAGCGGAATCACAAGTTCAAACACCTGTTCAAACTCCTACTTTAGATCAAGCAATTGCACCTAAAACTACAGTATCAGATCCTAAAGCAGAAGAATGGGCAGAGAAAAACCCATGGTTTGGATCAGATAGTGCAATGACTTACACTGCATTTGATTTACATAAAAAACTAACCGAGGAAGAAGGGTTTGATGCACAATCTGATGAGTATTACAAAGAGATTGATAGACGTATGAAGCTTGACTTTCCGCATAAATTTGGTAATACTGAATCAACGGTAACGACTAAGCCTACACAAACAGTAGCTTCAGCAAAGCGAAGTGTGAATTCTAAGTCGCAGAAAACAGTGAGACTCACGCCGTCTCAAGTAACAATTGCTAAAAAATTAGGTGTGCCACTAGAACTTTATGCGAAACAATTAAATATCACGAAGGAGAGATAAGCATATGACAGATAAAAAAATAGACTCCCGTGCGAGCCAAACAAAAGTTAAAGAACAGAAAAAAGTTTGGACTCCACCATCATCTTTAGATGCCCCACCCGCACCAGATGGTTTTAAACACAGGTGGATAAGAGCTGAGTCGATGGGTTTTGATGATTCATCAAATATGTCGGCAAAGTTAAGATCAGGATTTGAATTAGTTAGATCTGATGAATATTCTGATGTTGATTATCCAACTATTAACGACGGGAAATACAAAGGGGTTATCGGAGTTGGCGGCCTTTTGCTGGCAAGGATACCTAACGAAATTGTTAAGTCGCGCGAAGAGTATTTTAAACAACAAACTCAAGACCGAAATGACGCGATCGAAAACGATTTAATGAAGGAACAGCATCCAAGTATGCCGATCAATAATGATCGACAGACTCGTGTAACCTTCGGTGGTACGAAGAAAAGTTAATTTTTTAACAATTCTTACCAACGGATAAATTAAATCGTACTGGAGGCCTTTCGAGGCAGGTACATAAGGAGATAAAACTATGGCTAACAAAGACGCAGCGTTCGGTTTCAAACCTACAAGACATCTTACAGGTGGACAAATCAGAGCGGAAGAATATGCTATAGCTGCAAACTACGGATCAGACATTTTTACTGGTCAAGTAGTTGAAGCAGTTACAGCAGGTGGTATAGAAGCAGCGGCAGCTGGAGACACTCAACAATTAGGTGTTTTCGGTGGCGTGTTTTATACTGATCCAACAACAAGTAAACCTACATTTAAAGCTTATTATCCTGCAAGCACAAACGCTTCAGACATAGTAGCTACAGTGTATGCGGATCCATATATCGTGTTCGAAGCACAACATGATGGTACAGGAACAGCAGCAATGAATCATGGTGGATTTGATTTTACAGGAGTAGGCGGAAGCACTCTTACTGGACAATCAACTTCAGAAATTGATACATCAACTGTTACTACATCAGGTGGTTTCAAACAAATCGGTATATCAAAAGATCCGGACAATAGTGATACAAGCTCGGCAAATGCGAATGCATATGTTGTATTCAATACTGGTGAGCATGTGTTTAAATTAACAACAGCACTAGGTTAATAGTTAGAATAGGAGAATAAAAAATGGCTATATCAAGATCACAACTAGTTAAAGAACTAGAGCCAGGTTTGAATGCACTATTCGGCTTGGAATATAAAAACTATGCAGATGAGCATGCAGAAATTTTCGACGTAGAAAATTCTGACAGAGCTTTTGAAGAAGAAGTGATGTTATCTGGTTTCGCAAATGCTTCAGTTAAACCTGAAGGATCAAGCGTTAACTACGATACAGCACAAGAATCTTTCACTGCTAGATACACTCACGAAACGCTTGCTTTAGCGTTCTCAATCACTGAAGAAGCGATTGAAGATAACTTGTATGATAGACTTGCGTCTAGATATACAAAAGCATTAGCTAGATCAATGGCAAATGCTAAACAAGTTAAAGCAGCAAATGTATTAAACAATGCATTTGATTCAAGCTTCACAGGTGGTGACGGCGTAGAACTTTGTTCTGCAGTTCACCCAATTGTAGCTGGAACGTTCAAAAATGAGTTGTCAACTGCAGCTGACCTTAACGAAACTTCGTTAGAGCAAGCTCTTATTGACATCGCAGCAATGACTGATGAAAGAGGTCTAAAAATTGCAGCGAAAGGAGTTAAAATGATAATTCCTTCAGCGCTTCAATTTACTGCTGAGAGATTGATGAAATCTCAAGGTAGAACTGGAACTGCAGATAATGATATCAATGCAGTCGGTAGCATGGGAATGATCCCACAAGGTTACGTAGTAAACCACTACTTAACTGATACTGATGCGTTCTTCATTAAGACTGATGTTCCTAACGGATTAAAAATGTTCGTTAGAGCACCAATCAAAACTGCAATGGAAGGCGACTTCGAAACTGGAAACGTTAGATACAAAGCTAGAGAGAGATATTCTTTTGGATTCTCAGACCCTAGAGGTATCTTCGGATCACCAGGAGCATAATCGTAATAATTTTGTGGCCGGACACAGTTCGGCCACATTGTAATAAGAAAGTAGAAATATGAAAAAATTCCTAATAAATATCTGGGCCTATGATCATCATGCAAAATTTCAAGTTTTGTCTGAAGATAATGCCAATTCTCTCGAACAATCGATCCTTGACAAATTGGGAGAAAAGAGTATAAATTGGGAATATCTTGGTATATCATATGATAACCGAGTAAACAGAATAACCTATGAGGAGGTTGTTGATGATACAAGACCTATACAAAC